TGATTGACTGGACTGCTACCTGGAATTGTAACCTCAAATATGACTTTTCCTTCAATGATGGTTATGTTTTCCGCAGCAACTTCTGACCACTAAATGATACCATGTGCCACTTGTATTAGTGGCACAATACACTTGACAAATCCTGAAAAGTGTGCTATCATACATGTATGATGAAATTGATGGACCTCTACCAAAGCATTGCACTCACCGAAGAGATTGCAATGGAACACTATAACAAACTGAATGATCAGTTTGATTACAACTTGCCTGGTGTTTGCAATCATTACTTTGCAAAGTATGATGGAAACAATGAAAGAACTGGTGAGATTGTGCTCACATGTAGAGTTGCAAAAACTGTAAAAGGTCAAGTTCGTTCTACTTATCAGATTGATGGTAAGCGTATTGCAAAGAAGCACATTGACTGGAAGTTCTTACAATTAGGTGGTTGCCAGTAAGTTATATCATGTGCCAGTTCAACAAACTGGCACACGACCCCTTGACTTTCAAGGAAATCCATGCTATCATACATGTATGAAAAATCAAACCACTGAAATGACCACCCAAACTTACAATGGTTGGGCAAATTATGAAACCTGGAATGTATCTCTGTGGATTCAGAATCAGCGCTTTCTGTATAACACTGCTGTTGCATGTGTAGAGTATAGGAATGAGGATGAACTGCCTTATACTAAGTTCATCAGGTGCATGGAGAATGGTGATCACATGTGCACCAATGATGGTGTTGCCTGGGATGATGAATTGATCAACCATGATGAGATCAATGCGATGATGTTTGACATGCACCAAGGAGAAAACTGATGACCATTAAGTACACTTTTGACATCAACACGCAACAACCTGTGTATGCTGTCTGTGACCATGATGTGTGTATCATGCTGACCACATCTATCACCACTGCTGTTAACAAAGTAAAAGGAAATTGATGAAAACTTTAACACTCCAAGTCACTGAAGTTCATTTTGATTTTGATGATGAAGGTTTCACTAGTGAAGAACAACAAGAGGTGATTGATTCTGTGGTTGGTAATGTCTTTGAGGTTGAGGTAGATGATACTGACACTGATGAAGATATTGCACAAACATTAGTTGAAGAGGTTACTGATTATACTGGTTGGTGTGTATATTCCCTTGATTATCGTCACGTTCTTTCTTGACTATGTACAGAAACAATTGGATTGAGATTCTTGTTGCTCTTGGTTTTGGTGTTATTCTAATTGCATTTGCTGCTCTGATTGTTGCTCTTGTCAATCCACATATAGATTCACAATGTGCAGCAAAAGGTGGGCAAGTTCTTCATACTCCTGGACACATCAATTCTTGTATCTATCCTGCAAAGTAAGTTAATATGAAGATGAACCAACTTGAAATGTTGAGTGCTCGTGAACAACTCATGGAGGACATTGACTGTATTTGTGATGAGTTTTTCTGCGAACATTTTCCCAATTCTAAAGATCAATTTGATGATTTAGTTCGCATCCTTTGTGATGCTGTCTGCAACAACTTTCCCTCCAAGTAATAACAATGCAATTCCAAGTTACCTACATTGAGTTTGATTTTGATGGTGAAGATGAGATGGATGGGTATGAAAAAGACACCATTACTTCCGAGGTGATTGGTACATTCTGGGAGGCAGTTGATGAAGAGGATCTAGTTGAAGAGATTACATGTGCATCAGGTTGGTGTATCAAATCCATTGATTATCGTCATGTGTTAAAGTAGAATGAAAAAGAACAAAGTTTTCAAGATTGAGTTATGTCAAGAGGATGCACAAAGAATCATCTTGGCACTTGATAGTTATAAGCAACAGTATAACAAAGTGATTGAGCAGTGTGATACTGAAGATCAGAGAAGTGTGGCATGGTTAGAGTGGTCTTATATCAGTGAGTTAGCATACATGATGGAAGATGTTTTAGATGTTAATAGATGGTGAAATGTTCATTCCGTACAGTGTTATGAAATGAATATAAATGTTCAAAAAAATATACATGAGTTTTCCACAGGTTTTGTTAATTCTGTGGAAAAAGTGTGAATGATATGTATAATCTACTGTATTGTTGGTAAATGTGTCCAGTTGTTGTGATTGTCTTGATAAATGTGTGAACTTGTTGTGATCTTGGCCCCCAGTATATCACAAATCCTCCCAGATGTCAATACCCCCAGGACAGTGAATTTTGTGGCACAGTATAAAAGTTTTCCACAGGCAGTGAGTTATATTTTGTGAGAACACAGTGCCTGTCAGTGTTTATACAAATAGACAGTGAATATGCCTGTGGAAAACTATAAGAAAACTGTGGAAAACCTGTGGAAAAAGTATAACAAACCTGTGGAAAACTGTGTATAAGACAGTGAGTGTATGTGTGGGACTGAAAGTATTCTATTGACAAACCAGTAGGCTATACCACTTGACAGATCTGTGAGGGTATGTTATAGTGAATTGACAGTATTTGTGGGGGTTTGTGTTGTTGTGGGGTTGTAATGCGAATTTTACTGACTCCCCTAACCTACAAACCTTTGAAAAAGCGAGATAATTATAAAGATGAAACAAAAAAATTTTTCCCTAGTAAAAAATACCCTGGACTTTTGTGAGGAATTGGAGTATATTGAAGTTTGCCTGTGGGAAGGAATAAAGATTATTGGGTCCCTGGCAATAGAAAAAATTTTTGCCAGGAAAAAATGCCCTATAAGTTGATTGCCAGAGACAGGATATTTTGTGAGGGTACTGAGGCAGAATGCCAGTCTTGCCTCACAAATATTTCCATGATGATGGACATATTTTCCACTGATTATGATCTAGAAGAGTTTTTGATTGTGAGTACCTGTGATGAAGTGTAGAGTACAGTTATATGTGGCAGGGAAGGTCTTTTATGAAGAAGTCTATGCCAGAGATTATAAGGATGCAAAGGAAACGGCACTTGCAAGAAATCCAAAGGCAAAAGTCATAGGGGTCACTGCTGTATTTGACTGAAACTAAATAATGTAGTATCATATGAGTTGATACGTATCAACATTTAGTATTGAATTTTTATGGCAAAAGGATTTACTGTAAAGGCAAAAAAACCTACTGAACCTCAAGAGCAACCTCTGTTCAATAGAGAAGAATGTCTAGAAAGAATTAAAGGAAAGAGTATTGTATTCTGTCTTCCAGGTCGTGGAGTATCATATACATTTCTGAAGGCATTTGTTCAGTTGTGTTTTGATTTAGTACAGGCAGGGGCAAGTATTCAGATTAGTCAAGATTATAGTTCTATGGTGAACTTTGCACGTTGTAAGTGTCTAGGTGCAAATGTACTGGCAGGACCTGATCAGGTTCCCTGGCAGGGTAAATTGAAGTATGATTATCAACTGTGGATTGACTCTGATATTGTCTTTAACACTGATGCATTCTGGGCAATCTTTGGAATGGATAAGGACATTGCAGCAGGTTGGTATGCCACAGAAGATGGCAGAACCACATCAGTGGCACACTGGTTGGAAGAGGACGACTTCAAGAAGAATGGAGGCGTCATGAATCATGAGATGGTAGAAACCATTGGCAACAGAAAGAAACCATTCACTGTGGATTACACAGGCTTTGGTTGGGTTCTGATTAAGAAGGGGGTCTTTGAGCACCCTGACATCAAGTATCCATGGTTTGCCCCACAAATGCAGGTCTTTGATTCTGGTGAGGTCCAGGACATGTGTGGGGAGGATGTTTCCTTCTGTCTGGATGCCAAGAAGGCAGGTTTTGAGATTTGGTGCCATCCACAAATTCGTGTAGGACATGAAAAAACAAGAGTCATTTAGAATTCTGTGTCAAGGGAGGGTACTGTACCAGAATCTCTCTCAAGAGGAACTGTGGGATATTGTAGATGAACTTTCTGAACAATTTTATGAGACAGGGGTTCCCAATCCAGCAGATCTTGTGGTAGAATGTATAGGTGATTCTGAGGAATAAATTATGGCAAAGCGTCCTTCCCTGACTAATAAGGTCATTATTGAGCACAAACCCAAAAAGACTCGTCAAGGTCGTTCACAGCACACCATTCTCTCTGCCACCTCTCGTAATGGCAGGAAGAAGCGTTACAGAGGTCAAGGTAATTAATATAGATAAGCAGGGGAAACCCTGCTTTTTTATTAACTATATGGCATATTTAAATCACAATCTTCCTACAATTACTTGTTACATTAGGAATGAGTTCCTCTATAATCATAAGCAAGGACATGGAGAGGTGACTTTATGTGATGTACACTCTGTAGCATCCTTAGAGAAACATGTACCCCTCTTTGAGGCATTTTTAGAGAATGGCGTTAACTGGACTAGAAGACCTATTCATGCATTTTGCTGGAAACCAGATGCTCCAGTGCCTAAACTTGAGGAATGTATGTGGTGGGATTGCTTTTCGCCTTATATTGATGTTCAAGTGAGGTCTAGACTTGCTGGATTGCGTGCAGAATTGATTAATTATAAGGGCGAAAAGAACGAAGGTGTCTATATGTTCACTTTAGATTGGTCTTGGGAGTCAAAATCAACACTGAATACTAATTTTAGTGAGACTCCAGAGCACAAATGTGCTCATTTTTTTAAAATGGATAATGGAAACTTCTATGCATACCCAAATAATAAGATTTTATGGTATGATGATGCCTGGACTCGCAATAGAATCACTCAAAATCCTGGTTATGAGATAGATTTGACTGAATACTCAGTGGAAAATAAAAGAAAAATTGAAACTTCTGATGATTTTATGTACGAAATAGGGATGGCAACCCCTTAAAAAGTTCTAATTCACCCTAGAATTAGTAAAATGGCTAACTTACCTGTAGATAGAGACAAAAATTACATGTATCAGATGTGGGGAACCACAAATTTAGTGACTGATTACAATGTAAAACTTGAAAAACGTACTATTCAAGAAATTATGCATGATGATATTCCCAAAAGTAAGCATTTGTTGAAGGAACAAACAGAATTTCATGAGAAAATTCGTAATGATGAGGACTATGATGATTGGGAATATGGAACTGAACCAACCTATGGCAAACCTCAATAAATAAAAGTAATGTATTTGATAGTCACAGGTGCCTTTAGAGAATATTTCAAGAGGATTTAAAGATATCAGCTTGTCTTTTCTGAGGCATCCTGTGACTAATGATATTGGAACACTCTTAAATGAAGATGCAATTAAGCGATCTGTAGTCAATTTAATCAGAACAAGAGTTGGCGAAAGGTTTTTTAACTCACTTTTAGGGTCAAAGGTTGAAAGTTACTTCTTTGAACTTGCAGATAGTGGTATTGTAGATCCTTTACAGGAAGAAATTAAGACTGTTCTTTCTAACTTTGAACCAAGAGTTGTTGTTAGAGATGTAAATGTTGCACTATATCCTGAAGATAATGAACTTGATGTAACCATTACTTATGATATTGTTGGACTTGCTGTTCCAACACAGGCAATTAACTTCATATTACAACCAACCAGATACTAATGGCATTCACAGATTTCACTAATCTGGACTTCGATCAGATTAGAACCTCCATCAAAGACTACTTAAGAGCAAATTCAACCTTTAGCGACTTTGATTTTGAAGGTTCTAACTTCTCCATTTTAATTGATGTACTTGCCTATAATAGTTACCTAACTGCCTACAACACCAACATGGTGGCAAATGAGGCATTTCTAGACAGTGCAACCCTCAGGGAGAATGTAGTATCCCTGGCAAGGAACATAGGGTTTGTACCCCTTTCTAGAAGGGCATCAAGAGCAACTATTTCATTTATAGTGACTGGAATTAACCCACTATTATCAACTGTTACATTAAAAGCAGGTATAGTATGTACAGGGTCATTAGATAATACAAGTTATATCTTTTCTATTCCAGAAAATATCACTGTTGGAGTGTCTAATGGCGAAGCAGTTTTTTCTGAAATAGAAATTTATGAAGGGACATATCTTACAAAAACCTTTACTGTAAATACTTCTCAACCAAATCAAAAATACATTATACCAAATCCTTTTGTAGATACCTCTACAATTAGAGTAAATGTTATTAGCAATGGAACAAATGAGCAATACATTGCTGTAGATAATATTGTAAGTATTGACTCTACCTCACAAATCTTTTTGATTCAAGAAATTTCTGACGAAAAGTATGAACTTTTCTTTGGAGATGGAATTTTTGGTAAAAAGTTATCTAATGGAAGTGAAATTACTGTTTCTTACATAGTAACTAATGGACCATCAGGAAATGGTGCATCCAATTTTACTTTTTCAGGTATACTAAGAGACAATAATGATAATATTTTATCTGCATCTATTGGTTCAGTAGTAACTAATTTAGCAGCACAGAATGGTGACAATATACAATCTGTAGAGTCTGTAAGGTACTACTCCCCTAGATTGTATGCCTCACAGTATAGAGCAGTCACTGCAGGTGATTATGAGGCACTTTTACCATCAATTTATCCAAACATTGAATCAGTAACTGCATATGGTGGAGAAGAGTTAGACCCTCCACAATATGGAAAAGTTTTTATAGCAGCAAAACCAAAAAATTCAGACTATCTTTCCCAATCAACAAAAGAATCTCTTTTAAATTCATTAAGAAAATATTCTGTAGCTGGAATTAAACCAGAGTTTGTAGATATTAATGTTTTATATGTAGAACTTGATTCAACTGTGTATTACAATGCAAGTTATATTGGGTCTGTTAGTGACTTACAAACTCAAATTACCAATTCTTTAAATACATATTCAAATTCCACTGATTTAAATAAATTTGGAGGAAGATTTAAGTATAGTAAAGCATTAAGAGTCATTGATTCCACTAATACTGCTATAACATCAAATATTACAAAAGTTACTATTAGAAGAAATATAGGTGCAATAATCAATAATCCAACAAATTATTATATTTGTTTTGAAAATAGATTTTACATAGATCCTAATGGGTATAATATTCGTTCAACAGGATTTTATGTTCAAAATAATCCAAATGTAATTTATATCTCTGATAAACCAAATTTAGACTTAACCACTGGGAAATTATTCTTATTTTACTTAGATAGAACAAATGTCAACATAGTATCTTACATAGGAACTATAAATTATACCACTGGTATTTTGAATATAGATAATATAAATGTATCTTCAACATTAAAACCAAATAATATTATTGAAATTGAAGCAACTCCATATTCAAATGATATTATTGCTAAAAAATCCATTTATCTTAAATTAGATATTGGAAATAGTTCAATACAAATGAAAAAAGATATTATTTCTTCTGGTGAAAATACATCTGGTAGTACATTCAACCCAGAATCAAGTTATCTGTCTGAAACTAAAATAAGAAATTAAAATGAATCAGGAAAATAAAGTAGTTAAAATTAGTGATGTAATTCAAAATCAAATACCAGAGTTTATTCTTTCTGAAAACCCAAACTTTTCAGAATTTTTAGAACAATATTATGTTTCTCAAGAATTTCAAGGTTCTTCAATTGATATTGCAGAAAATTTAATATCATATAAAAATCTTGATAGTTTTGATATTACAAATTTAATTTCAAGCACTATTTTATCTTCTGATGTAGAATTTTTTGACGATGTAATAAATGTAGATTCTACTTCTGGTTGGCCAAAGGAGTATGGTCTCTTAAAAATTGATAATGAAATCATCACTTATACTGGAATAACATCAACATCTTTTACTGGATGTATCAGGGGTTTTAGTGGAACCTCCTCTTTAACTGAAGAAAATAACCCAGAATTTTTAGTATTTTCACAAACTGAATCGAGTGAACATTCTTCTGGAACAACAGTTAAAAATTTAAGTAATCTTTTCTTAAAAGAATTTTTTACAAAAATTAAATATCAATTTACTCCAGGTTTTGAAGAGGTTGAATTTTCACCAAAAATAAATCCACAAAATTTTATCAGTAAATCCAAAACATTCTATCAAACAAAAGGAACAGAAGAGTGTTTTGAAATACTCTTTAAATTACTGTATGATGAAGATGTAAAAATTATAAAACCAGATGATTATTGTTTTACCCCATCTGATGATAAATGGAGAGTTGTAGAAACTTTTGTTTGTGAACTTGTAAGTGGAAATCCTCTTTTATTAAAAGGACAAACATTATATCAAAATAGTTTCCCAGAATATAATATAGAAAATGCTAATGGTTCAATTTATAGTGTAGAAAAATTTAATACAAACAATAATTTATTATACACACTTCAAATATTTTCTGGATATTCTAATAATTTAAATCCAAAAGGAAGTATTGAAGGAACATTTTCTTCTACTCCCAATACTTATGTTGTAGAAGATATTATTTCAGGTTCCAATTATATTACTGTAGATTCTACTGTTGGATTTGGAAACTCTGGAAAATTAGAAATTAATGGATTAGTTATTACTTATACAGATAAAACTAATAATCAATTTTTAAATTGTTCTGGAATTTCGAATAGCATTCAACAAAAATCAAAAGTTTTTTTTGATCATTATGTTTATGCATATGAAGAAAATTCTTCAAACGTAGTGAAGTTTAAATTACACAATGTTTTATCAAAATTAGAATCTTCAAATGTTTTATATTCTTATGATGGAGATCCAATTCAAATAGATCATTTAGGTTCAACTGAAAGTTCTATATTTTTAAATTCTTTAATTTATAATGTTCCTTCATCAATTTATTGTGGACTTGCTGTATCTAATTTAACTAGTCAAATTAGATCAAATCAATCTGAAGGATTTTCTATTTTAAATGGGAACGCTCTCTGCAAGGTTCCTCATTATTTAAATCCTGGAGATAAAGTTGATTTATATGTTAAAAATAGCAATGCTAAAATATTAGAAAATTTACCTGTTAATATTTTATCTAAAAATGAATTTGCAGTTTCAACATCAGGAATACAAAATTCTTTACTTAATAAAGGTATTGTTTTTAAAAGAAAAGTAAAAAAATCTTTATATCAAAATTTAAATTTAACTGCAAATATTCAAGATTCTTATGTAAATTCTGACCATACTTATTTGACTTCAAATGGTTTGCCAGATTATGAAATAGTTCCATTAACTTTTGATAAACAATTTAATTCTATAGATCAATATACTTTTAATTGTAATGGACAACATTACTTTAATTCTGGCGAGGAAGTTAGTATAGTCAGTTATGCATCTATAGGCAACTTTAAAAATAACATTGGAATAAAAACAGGAAATTCATATTTTATAAAAGAAATTGGAGAATTTAAAAATCAAATTAGTATTTGTGAGTCTAGAGCGAATGTAGCAATCTCATCTTACATTCCACTTATTGAGTATGATGGTTTTGGTAATGAATCTGGAAAAGTTAGTAGTATTACTGTTATACCAACTTCTCAATATAATAGAAATTTTGAATCAAGTAAATTATTTAAAAAATTTACAAAATCACTAGAAATATCAAAAACAAAAGAAGAAACTCAACCAGGAAATATTGGCGTTTTTGTAAATGGAATTGAATTAAAAAATTATAAATCTTTTAGTAAAATTTATTATGGCCCAATAGAATCAGTAGATGTGTTAAATTTTGGATCTGGGTATGATTTACTCAATCCTCCAAGATTTAAAGTAGAATATGAAAATCAAGAGTATTCAGACACTAAAATTATCCCACAATTAAAGGGAAGACTTGTAAGTCTTTCAGTGACTGATCCTGGATTTGACTATGTAGAAGTTCCATCAGTAAAAATTTTAGGAGGAAATAACTCTACAACTGTGGTTGGAGTTAAAATGAAAAAGGTGATTCATCAAGTTGAATTCAATGCAACTACAAAAGATACCATTATTGATACTATCAATAACACATTTACTTTTAAATCAAAACACAGATTTATTACTGGAGAACCAGTAATATACAAAACAAATAATACAAATCCCATAGGAATTGGTACAGATGTTTCTGGAGGTTATCTTTTAAATAATTCAATTTATTATGTGTCTAATATTGGCGCAGGAACTTCTATGTCTCTTGCATACAATAAAGATGATGCATTTTCTGGAACTAATTTAATAAACTTAAGAACCTTTGGAGGAGGATTTCAAAGTTTTACCTCTACAGTTTCTAAGCAGGGAATTGATGAAGTAACCATTATTCAAAATGATAAAGACTTTGAATATAAAAAAATATCTTTTATCGATTTAGATGTTAATACTCAAGATGACATAATCACAGTAGAGAATCATGGATTCTCTACTGGAGATGAAGTTCTTTATGATTGGAGCGTTGTTCCAGGATTTTCATTTAGTGGAAGTTCAATCCAAGGTTTGGTAAGATATCAGTATTATTATATTGTTAAAATTGATGAAAATAGATTTAAGTTATCATCAACAAAAAATGAAATTAATTATGTAAATTTTATTTCAACAAAATCAACTGGAATAAATTATTTGGAATATTCTCCAATAAGAGTTGAAATTTCAGGTTCTACTACAATAAATGGTCTATCTGATATAGGATACAGTGCTACAATAGTTCCAATTGTTAGAGGAACTGTAGTAGGGGCAAATATTCAAAGAAATCCCAATATAACTTTAAATACTGGAAAGTTATTAATAGATAAATTTGGATATAAAAATATTATAAACTATGAAAAATATCCAGATTTAAAAATAATAGAAGGCGAGGGTGCATCTTTCGAACCAATAATAATAGATGGAAAAATTTTAAAAGTTATAGTTAAAAATTCAGGATCACAATACTTTAATTCATTTGATCTTGTAGTTGATGGTGATGGATTTGGAGCATCTCTTCAAGCAATTGTTTCCAATGGATCTATAACTGATGTAAAAGTAGTTAATGGTGGAGTATTATATAATTCAAGTAATACTTTTATTAAAATAGTTCCAGTTGGAACAAATGCTAAACTAAAAGCAAATTTAACCTCTTGGACAGTTAATCAAGTAACAAAAAATGTAGATATTGAAGATATTGAAGATGGTGCAATTTTTGGTAAAAATTATTCATACTATGGAAATACTTATGGAGTATATTTTTTAAATACAAAATTAAAAAATCTTCTTGGTATAGAAAATTCTCCCACAAAACATTCTCCCATAGTTGGATGGTCTTATGATGGGTGTCCAATTTATGGACCTTTTGCTTATGCAAATGCAAATGGATCTGGTGGTATAGTTAAAATGAGAAGTGGATATTCATACAAAGGAACTTTAGGAAGTCAATTAAAGTGCGTAGAAGAATATGTATTTGAAAGTTTAGGAACTTTAGATAAGTATAATGGAAGATTTTGTGTCACTCCAGAATATCCAAATGGCGTTTATGCTTATTTTTGTACATTTGATGAAAACAATGTTCCAGAATTTCCATATGTTATTGGCCCACAATACAATTGCGTTCCAATAGAAGAAAACTTTAACTTAAAAAATAATCAATCATTAAATTTCAATGATTTAAACATTGTCAAATACACATCTCCATATAGAGTAGAAGATAAGTCTTATAAGTATGAATATTTTGATTTTTCGAATAGTGATAAAGATATCATTGTTGAATCATCATCAACAGGATTTGTTGATGAAATTGAAATTTTAGATGGAGGGTTAAATTATAAAGTCAATGATTCTATTATTTTTAATAATGATGGAACTTCTGGATTTGGTGCTATAGCAAAAGTATCTGAAATTTCTGGTGTTGAAATATCTACAATAACCAGTCAAAGCACTTCTTTATCACAAATTACTTTTGTTTCTGATGGCAATGTAGTAACTGGAATAGCATCTACTTATCATTTATTAAAAAATAATGCATTTGTAAAAATAACTGGTATTTCTACAAATTCTTTTGAAGAAGTAGAAGGATTTAGAAAAATAAAAGTTGTGCCATTAAATATTAATTTAACATCTGGTATTTCATCTTCATTAACTACAGGAATAGTCACATCAATTAAAGTTAACCTACCAGTAAAATCTTTTAATGTTGATACATATCTAAAAATCAATTCTGAGATAATTAAAGTTATTGGGGTAGATATTAAAAATAATTTATTGAATATTTTAAGATCTCCATCAGGACCATCTTATTCAATAGGTCAAACTATTACATCATTACCAAATACGTTTACTTTTTCTGCAAAAAACTTTGAAAATTCTTATTATGAATTAAACACCTCATATTATTTTACTCCTGCAAACTCTGTATCTTTAGGAACTTCCACAACTCCAGGAATAGGAAATACTTTACAGATATATCCATTAGGTGATGGAATTCCATATATCAAGTATG